GTTTGGGGATTCTATTATATAAGCAGTCATAATATCAAAGTTTAAAGGAATGCCGGGAAACCGCCCGGCGCGGTGGAATGTTTGTATTATTCGTTTATGTTATGCAAATTACAGTTCCAAACGTGTTAGGGAATGAACCGTCTTTGTTAAGGCTAACAATAGATATATTATCCCCGTTATCCTTTATTACATAAACTATAAGTTTTCTAAATCCATATAACCCAATATGATATAATATCTTTTTCTCCATAAATTTAAAATTTGTCTGATTGATCGTTTTTATTTATGAAGTCTTTTAATTTTTTGGGATCGGTGCCAGAGATAAACACCACGGCACCGAATAAAAGCAGCATTAAACAAAACATAGCTTATTATTAATAAAGTGTTGCACGTTCGTATAAACTTTGCGATATAATGCCATCTTTACAAAGTCCGTCTTTATATTCTCCGAAAGCTATATTAAAATCCAGTTTAAAAGAATGTTTCTTTTTGTTGGCTTCTCTTTCAAATTCGCCTCCGAACTCTTTGCAGAACACCCAAAAAGATCGGCGTAACTCTTTTTGATTGGTTATCGTATATTTTGCCATGGCTATTTCATTTTAAAAGTTATGCCAGCAGGCAACAAAGAACGGTTAACACTGGAAACGAATTTATTAAAATCGTTCTCCGTTACTTTTGTTTCGTAGTCTTTCCAATTAAAAACAAGCTCGTTACTATGATCGTAATATATCACATTACAAACTGATAACCCGGCATCAAGAACGGCCAGCATAACTCGCTTTTCATTTTCGGCCTTTTGTTGTTTCTTTTTGCAATCGTTAATTATTTCAGCGCGTTTTTTCTCGTATGCTTTGCGCTTTTCTTCGTCTTTTCGCGCTTGTACAGCTTCAGGACGATAATAACCCTCGTTTATTCTGTTAGTTATAGTTGTACGTTCTTCATCCGTTAATTTCAAAGTAAAACGTTCATTTTCCGGCTTATATGGGTTTTCCCATATTTGCCCGGTTAACTCTTCCAGCTTTTTTATAGCCTCGTTAGATTCTCTTTTCCAGCGTTCAACGATACCAAGCGTATAAAGAAGGTATTTAAAGTATTGTTTATCTTCTGCCTGATAAAGTAAATTATACTCCGTTTCTGTAATACGCAAATAGTTAATTGCAGTTTCTTTGCTGCTGTTTGTAATATGATAAAACCCGTTTTCAACTGGGTACATTGGCGCGCCGTAATGATTAGACAAATGAAGATCAACGAACATTTTAAACTGTGGGAAACGCTTTAGTATTTCTTCATGGCAGCAACCACCAGCACACCAAACGAAACGCCCGTTTTTGCGTTGTTCGTAAATATCCGCCGTTATACTCCAATCGCATATATTATTTTTGCAATCATCAGCCAGTAATATTTTAACATTGATTTCAAAGGTTGTCCCGGCTTGAATATATCTTTTTGATACTGTGTAACAAAGTCTATTTGTAGTAGTCATAATACAAAGTTTTAAAGGGTGAATAATGAAAAGTAAGAAGTAACCCGGAGCCATGACAACCCCGGAAAAATAGTTATTATTAGAATTTAGAAAGATATTCCACGCATCCGATAATATAGGCCGCGTGTTCTCTTGCCGCTTGTTCTTTTTCTTGCTTGGTTGCGGTCTTATGATCCTGATCGGAAAGCATTTTAGCCGCCATCCGGACGATCTTTTTCATAGTAGAACAGTTTGCAAGATATTCAACGGAAGGAGTTAAACCGCGGTTTACTTTTTTCAAGAGTGCATTTTGCAGCCATTCAGTAAGCGCGTAAATATCGCGAGAATTGCGAATATAGATAATTAATAAATCTGTGTTCATAACGCAAAATTTAAAGGGTGAAACTTGGTTTGTCTTTGTTTTTCCCTTAACTTTGCGTTATCACTGTGGAAGGTGATCCGATAAACGCAAAGTTTAAAGGGAGGCCGGGAAGAGTCGCCAAACTCGACCCGGTTTTTTATTAATATGAAATCTTTTGAATGCGATCAAAAGGAATTAATAACGCTATATGTTTATCTTGATAGTGAATCAGTTCAAAACTATTTGCCGTTGATAGTCTTATAATAGCGGCTTTTTTCGCCGTTTCTTGAAACACATCAAAATGAACCTTCAAACGGTTGCAACAGTTTGTGCCCTCTGGGGCTACATGTACGGCGTTTAGCGTTACATTTTTGTTTTGTAAGTTTAGTAATACTTCCATGATCTTATATTTTAAATTAAACACTCAACCAAGAAGAAGTAAAAGCGGAATTTGTGGAAGGTGATCCGGTCTTTTATCTCCTTTTCTGTATTACAAAGATACGAATAATATTTGTAATACAAAACAAAATGTACTTTTATTTTTAAGAAAATGCTCCGTTTTTACATTTATTAATATTGATATAACATATTGATTATCAATAAATTAATAAATAATATGATGATAAATATAAAGTATTTAAGAAGTAAGGAAATATTTATAGAAAATAGGTGTTTAAATACGCTTATTTGCTTTATTTATAGCCTTTGTTTAACTTTGTAGCAAGTTACAGAGCGCGAGACGCCAATATAATAAACCCTTTTATATCGTTTTATATGGTGTATAGTAAGCGCGTAACAGATTTACAGCAAATTTATCAATTAACCCCGGATGATGTTTTCTTTTGTATGCTTGTAGCATCCGGCGCCAGTCGTGGCGAAGCATACGCAACTATATTTAGACCACGATCTACAAAGATAGAAACAGCGCAACGCGGAGCCGCCCAACTTGCAAAGGATAAACCCGGCATTAATAAACTAATACGGTCTTTTGAAGATAACCGCGCCGCCTTCCTTCCTGACAATGATAGCCCCAAAAGCAAGAAGAAAAAGAAAAACACAGAAACAGAAGAGGAAGAAAAAGCCGGGAATGTTGTACAATACCGAGATAAAGACGCTGTTTTATCAGGCCTCGAACAAACCCTACCTTATTTAAGGGGCAAAGATCGCGCGGATGTATTAATGAAAATAGCCGATCTTCAGCAAATGAAGAAGGACGAAAACACGGAAGAAGAGGAAACAGTACATTATTATCTACCTTTGCAATGTTATAGATGCAGCCTTTTTATAGCTGATCGAGCAAAGCGGAAAGCAGAAGGAGCGGAAAAGCCGGATAATATTTAATATTATAGGTACAAACAAATAATCGCCATTCAGTTCCAGATGGGAATGTGTGTACATGGCTTTCAGCCGTTCAAGTTCCGCTTGCTCTATTTCCGTTTGATTCCGATAATCCGTTATCAACGGGCTATTCTCTTTGGCAGTTTCTATGTAAAAGTGTAGAGACCTGCCATCTTCCTCCTGCCCATACGAATACAGGCTGATGACGCCAACTGAAAATAACAATAATAACCGATTCATAATTTTATTTTTTCGGCAAAAGTAGAAGGCGATTTTGGAGAAATTTGGTAGAAAAATATATCGTTACCGTATAAAATAGGAAAACAATATCCTCAAAGTTAAAACTATGAGGATAATACAGACAGTGAAATATTGGCGAAGAAATAGGTAACTATCTAATCTTTCTTTTAGAATAGTGAGATAATTTTAAATACTAAATTTAGAGTTATTTTTTTACGCATATCAAATTATATGATTCTTCATAGAGTCTTTTTATCTCATCATCCGGCAAAATGATATTTGCACCAGGCAGAAGAGAAATATAAAAAATAGAATTATACCAACTAATTATTATATCTTTGTACCCATGTTATATATACTTGTAATTGGACAAGCGTTTCTACAAACTACCGTAAATAGTTACTTATAACAGTCAATTAAAAAAAATACTATAGTTATGAGTTACATTACAACTTTTACGGGGAAGCATTTCGACCCCATCCACCCTATTCCTGAAAAAATTGATGTGAAAGACATCGCTCATGCCTTGTCTTTGATCTGTCGTGCAAACGGTCATACCCGTTTCTTTTATTCTGTTGCCCAACATTCTATCGCGTGCTGCAAAGAAGCTAAAACACGAGGGCTTTCCAACCGTATACAGTTGGGGTGTTTGTTGCATGACAGCAGCGAAGCTTACATGTCAGATGTGACACGCCCGATAAAAGCCAAACTTACTGAATATCTTAAATTCGAAGATCACCTGCAAAATATGATTTGGAATCATTTTATTAGCGAACCTCTCTCGGATACAGAAAAGAAAGCAATATTTGAAATTGACGACGAGATGCTTTCTTATGAATTCATACACCTTTTGCCTGAAAGTATTTCTGACGATTATAAATTCATTTTATCCAGACCAACATTAGAATTTATAAACCCTACAATCGTTGAGGATGAATTTATAAACTTAGCTTCAGGCATTCACTTATAGAAATGAAAAGTTGAAATATCTCGCAGACAATTTCAAATAAGTAATTCTGCTTAATCCTATCTCCCCACCCGTGACTGCAACTCTGCCGGATAGCGTTCTCCCGAAAGAATGATCCGGCTAAGGCCGTCATATATATGCTCCATTTCTTCTTGGGTATATTCCACATCAGCAGCAACTATATTTTCCGTCAGATGTTTCAGACTACGACTACCCGGAATAGAAACAATCCAGGGCTTTTGTTCTTTCAGCCAGGAAAGGGCAAGCTGGGCCGGAGTAACACCTTTTGAAACTGCCACTTCTTTAATAAAATCAACTAATTGTAAATTTGCGGCAATATTCTCCGGAGTAAAACGAGGCACAATCGTACGGAAATCTCCCTGCCCGAATTTAGTATTCTCATTGATAGCCCCAGTAAGAAAGCCCTTTCCAAGCGGACTGAACGGAACGAGACCGATACCCAATTCTTCAAGAACCGGCAACAAATCAATCTCGGGATTTCTCCAGAACATGGAATATTCACTTTGAACAGCAGTCAAAGGTTGTACAAGATGAGCACGTCTGATAGTCTGAACCCCGGCTTCAGAAAGTCCCCAATGTAGAATCTTTCCCTCCTGAATAAGTTCACCAATCGTACCCGCTACCTCTTCAATAGGCACTTCCGTATCTACCCGGTGCTGATAATACAAATCAATACGGTCGGTACGCAGGCGCATTAATGAACCTTCTATTGATTTCCTGATTTGTTCGGGGCGACTGCTTTGATATTGCTTGCCTTGTTCCGAAAGGTAAATTCCAAATTTAGTAGCAATTACCACTTTATCGCGGATGGGAGCCAATGCCTCTCCTACCAGTTCTTCGTTATCATGAGGGTTGTCCACTGTTCCATAGATTTCTGCTGTGTCAAACAAAGTCACACCTTGTTCATACGCCTGACGAATCAGCGAAATCATTTCTTTTCTATCGGATGCCGGACCGTATCCATGACTCATTCCCA